TTTAACACGAGTTTATTATGGCAGAAACATTTCTTACACACACAAATAGAGTTATAGCACGATTAAATGAAGTACAATTAACATCTTCTGATTTTGCTTCTTCACGAGGTATACAAACTCAATGTAAGAATGCTGTCAACGAAGCTGTAAGATATATCAATCAAAAAGAATTTCAATATCCTTTTAACCATACTACAAAAACTGAAACACTTACAGCAGGAACAGTTAAATATAGTATTCCAACAGATGCTAAAACTGTAGATTACAATACATTTAGATTGGTAAAAGATAGTGATTTAGGTGTAAGTGGTGGAAGATTATCAATACTTAATTACAATGATTATGTAAATTCTTACATAACACAAGAAGATGAAATAGTTACAACGACATTAAGCACATCACATACGGATTCAGTTACAACAATTACAGTAGTTAGTACAACAGGTTTTGATAGTGCAGGAACTTTGCATATAGGTAACGAACAAGTTACATATACAGGCAAAACAAGCACAACATTTACAGGTGCTACAAGAGGTGCTAATTCAACAACAGCATCAGCACATGATAGTGGTGTTCAAGTAGCACAGTTTGATAGAGGTGCTATACCATCTTATGTAACTAGAACACCTGAC